CTATTTCATTCCGCCAATATTTTCCCACGTCCCGTCAGCACGCAGGATTTGCAGCGGTCTTACCACGCACTGTATCTGCTTTTTATCCGCATCCAGTATCACCACCTGCGTGATTACCCTGTCCTGCTCCGGGATAATGCCATTCTCATCGGACTCCAGAATATCTGCCGGTCCCAGTCGCAGCTGTGCTGTAAGTAACTCCCCGTTTTCACGGTCATCATGCTTTCCGCAACCGCACAGACGCTGCATAAGTTTTTTTAGTATGTTCATGTCATTCTCCTGTTCTGCCTGTATCACTGCCCACTTCATCCAGCCCCTTAACATCCTGCCACGGCCCGTCACCAAACCTGACCTGCAAATGCTGAAAAAAACCCTGAACCCGTGTGGCATCTTTGGGGTCAAGAAAGGTCAGTCCGGTGATGAGTGCGCCATCTGTATCCGGGAACCAGCCATTGCTGTTTGTCTCAATAATGTTTCCCGGCCCCAGACGAAAACGGATTTGTGTCTCCCCCGGGTCGCCCTTCGGTCCCTGAGGTCCGGTTGCCCCCACCGGGCCAGCCGCACCTGTTTCTCCTTTCGGTCCCTGTGGGCCTGCCGGGCCTGCCGCACCGGTATCTCCCTTTGGACCCTGTGGACCTGCATTTCCCGTCAGACCGGTCTCTCCCCGCTCTCCCCTGTCACCTTTCGGCCCCTGCGGGCCTGCCGGACCAGCATCACCTGCCGGTCCCCGTTCGCCGGTTGCCCCGACAGGGCCGGTGTCACCGCGCTCTCCCTTATCACCCTTCGGCCCCTGAGGACCCGCGGGCCCCTGTTCCCCCTTTGGCCCGGGAGGTCCCACCACGGTGGGGATTCTGTTTACGGCTTCTTCCGCCGCTATCCTGCTTTGTTCCGCTGACTGTGCGCTTTCTGCTGACTCCCGGGCTTTTTCTGTTGCGGTCGTTGCATCCCTGGCTGCATTACCGGCTGCACTTTCTGCCGTCTTTCTTGACAATTCAGCTTCTGCTGCACTTTGTGATGACTCACTGGCTTTTTGAGCGGCCGCAGAAGCCGAGGACGAGGACGCATCCTCTGACTGCTTTGCTGAGGCTGCACTTTCTGCCGCCTGCCGGGCTGACTCCGATGCCTCCCCTGCTGAAGTGTCAGCATTTGCAGCGCTCTCTTCTGCCTGACTGGCTGATATGCCGGCATTCCTCGCTGACGTCTCCGCCTCTCCGGCATTCTTCTTCGCCTCCTCAGCGTGACGCGCCACCTCTTCCACCATCAGTTCAAAACGGCGCAGTGCCTCCGGCCGGACGTCATCCTCCGACATGGCTCCGAGAAAATCATTCAGCGTACCGGGTCGGGAATCTTCATACACGGTGATGGTCCCGGCATGTGACGGCGGGAATCCTTCCACCAACAGAATAACGCTGTACTGACCGTACTCAACGTCCATGCTGTAACGCCCGGCTTCATCCGGATTTTCTGAGGCCAGCGTGTTCACCACCACCGTGGTGCTGTTACGTTTTGCTTTCAGCTGGATTGTGCAGTTCTGTACCGGTTTTCCTGTGCCGTCTTTCAGTACACCTGAAATCTTTACTGCCATATTCACCCCACAAAAAAGCCCGCCTGAACCGGCGGGCTGTCATAACACTGTGTTACCTGGCTAATCAGAATTTATAACCGACACCCACGATGAAACCGTCAGTGCGCCAGTCACCACTGCCGGAGCCTTCATAAGCAATATCAATGGCCACGGATTCGGTCGGGTTAAACTGCACGCCAGCTCCCCACGCCAGAGACGTGTTGCTGTGGCGACCGTCATCACTTCCGGTCAGCACGTCGTGCGTTTTCCCCTTGTTGTCAATTACGCGGAGATAATCCCCGGAGAAAGTCGACACACGGCTGTAAGCCACACCCGCCATCGCATACGCGCTGAACCATTCATTCACGCGCACAGACGGCCCCGCCATTACGCTGAACCAGCGGTTACGCACGGAATCTTCATGCCAGCGGGTATCGCTGTAACGGGTAAGCTGGCGATTCTTGTCTCCTGCATAGCTGAATGACGTCACCATTCCCAGCGTGTCCGTAAACTCATAACGGTATTTCACGTTAATCCCGTTCAGATCATCGCTGCCGGAAACGTTCGTCGAGGCATGAAGATAGCCCGCGCTCAGCGTGGACTGATGTTCAGACGCCCATGCAGACGCACCGGATACGGCCAGACAAATGGCTGCGGACAAAATGGCGGCATAAAGTTTACGCATAATTACCTCTCGCTTTTCTGCAATAAAAAAGGCGTCATTTCTGGCGCCCGTATATGGGTTATAAAATTCAGCTGATACTGATACCTGCTGTGGATTTCTTCATCACCACAACCAGCAGATCGCTGATACTGGTTGTTGGTGTCCAGTTATTCGCTCCTGATGAAGATACGGTGAATGTCAGTGTCAGTGTCCCCTGTCCGGCAGGCATATCTATAACTGAGGAAAATACGCCCTGAGCATCCGTCGTGGACTGATTAAAAATCTCCTGACCATTGCGGGTCACTCTTAACCGGCAGGTTGAATACCAGTATGACTGTTGGTTATTACTGTTGAAATTCTCATGCTTACCACCGCGGAATAACACTGGAGGTATCATGACCTGCCGGTCAAACTTCTGATCATCACTGATTCTTACCGTGATGGTGCCACTGGCATAACTGTTCGTGCGGGGGAAAGACTTGCTGACCGTTTTGACAATATCGCCTTCAATCTGATTGGCTGACAGTTTCCCCTTAATCTGACAGTTCTCATTAATCGTGACGTTGTTGAGCGTCCCGGAGTTCGCATTCACACTGCCACTGATATCCGCATTTTTAGCAGTCAGCTTTCCGTCCGGTGTCAGGGAAAATGCCGGTGGATTTCCACCGCTGGTAATGGTGGGGGCCGTCAGGCGTTTCAGGAACACTTCATTCATGAATATCTGGTTGCCCTGCGCCACAAACATCGGCGTTTCATTCCCGTTTGCCGGGTCAATAAACGCGATACGGTTAGCGGCAACCAGAAACTGGCTCAGTTTGCCTTCCTCCGTGTCCTCCATGCTGAGGCCAATACCCGCGACATAATGTTTGCCGTCTTTGGTCTGCTCAATTTTGACAGCCCACATGGCATTCCACTTATCGTTGGCGTCCTTCCACTCTTTCGAAAACTCCTCCAGTCTGCTGGCGTTATCCTCCGTCAGCTCGACTTTTTCCAGCAGCTCCTTGCCGAGATGGGATTCGGTTATCTTGCCTTTGAAAAAATCCAGGTAACCTTCCGCATCATCGCTCGCCCGACCGACGGCCTCCACGAATGCCGATTTGCCAACGGTGTTCACACTGCGGATATAAAAGTAATAATCATGGCCCGGTTTGATATTGATACTGGCGGCTATCCAGTACAGTGCCGTACCAAGATAACGCGCGCTGGTTTCAAC